GGCAGTTGATAGAAGAAATTTGGAATACTTGGTCAACAACTTGGAATAATTAGAAATGGGAACAACATTAACGGGGACAACCCCACAGGACACATACGATAGCCTTATTAAGGTTACGGACAACGGGCCATTAAGCGGTACGCTAAAGGCGTTAAGCGATGGTTTGGGTAACGACTCAACCTTGTCTTTGTCTACGACTGCTGCTTCTATCGCAGGAACTTTGGCAGTAACGGGCAACGCTACGTTTGACACCAATACGCTTTTTGTAGATGCCGCCAACAACCGAGTTGGTGTGGGTACTGCCTCACCTTCAAGCAGGTTTCATATTTCAGCAGCCTCACCTGTTTTTCAAATATCAGACACGAACAAGATAACAAACAACTCTCTGCACATAAGCGCAGTTAGCCAAACTGCTTGGGGAATTGGAACTGATGCAAGCGGAACTTTTACAGGAACTAAACTTACCATTACTGACGCAGGCAACGTAGGCATCGGCACAAGTGCGCCTGCTTCAATGCTTACTTTGAATGGGCTTACTCCTTATATTCGCATTGAGCGTTCGGGAGTTCCTACTTGGCAGATTCAGAACAATACGCTTACAATTGATGCGGGATTCTCAATCAACAATTTAACAAATGCAGGTACTCCGTTCTTTATTAATGGAACGACTAACAACGTAGGCATCGGCACGAGTGCGCCTGAAGCAAAACTTGATATCAAAGACTCATCAGCAGGTGGCTCTATTGGTATGTTCATTGAGAATGCCGCAGGAAGTACCTTAAACAATTCTGCTGATATTTACTTCGGTACTTGGGGTGGTTCTACTGTTGCGGGTGTTACCAATGCTCGTATTTCAGCCGTTAACGTAAACGCAGGAAACGCAGAATCAAACATTGACTTCTACACCTATAACGGAGCAACAAGCGGCAAGCGAGTATCAATCACCTCAAACGGCCTAACCTTCAACGGGGACACCGCAGCAGCCAACTCCCTTGATGACTACGAAGAAGGCACTTGGACTCCTTCTATTACTTTTGGTGGTGCGTCTGTTGGCGTGACTTATTCATCAGCCGAAGGAAGATATACTAAAATTGGCCGTCAAGTTTCGGTTACTTGTTACATTCTTTTGACTAATAAAGGCTCATCAACAGGTAGTGCCCGTATAGCGGGTCTCCCGTTTTCGCTTGCATCGGGAGTTGCATTTTATCCAACGGGAAGTTTGAGCGCCATCTCTGCAATTACTTATCTTGGAATGTTGCAGGCTTATCTGAATGTAGGGTTAACAACTATTGATTTTGTACAAACAACAGAATTGGGAGTTCAAGCACCAACGACTGATACTAATTTTACCAATGGCTCTCAAATCATAATGAGCGCAACATACTTCGTATAATAAATAAAACTAAACAAAATGATTGAAGAAGTAATCTACATCAGCGCATTCAACGTCAGCCTTGACGGAACTATCGCAGTCCGCAAAACCACAGACGTTACCAAAGACGGAGCCGTAATCGCTTCCTCTTATTGGCGCACCGTGCTTGCAGTTAACGACCCTGCTGCCGATGAGGTATTGGGAGTTGATGGCTACTACCGCACCCTTGCCAACGATGCTTGGGCAATGATTCCTGCACCCGTTGCAGAAGTTGTAGCAGAAGGCGAAGAAGCGTAAATTAGCAGGGAATTACCCTACTGATGGAACACCTACAACAACGACTTGATGCATTAAAGCAGCAAGAGGCGAATCTACTAATGCAATTAGATGAGGTTCGTGTCTTGGTATCTGCCTACGAGAACACCCTTAACAAAGATGACAAAGGAGTCAGCTGATAGCGTTGTAACGTCTTGGTCTCTGACAGGCACAGGGCTTCTTGTCAGTTACGTTCACCAAGCCTTCGGGCTTTTGGTGTTAGTTGCCTCATTGGGCTACACGCTATGGAAGTGGCGCAGGGACTATCTCAAGGACAAAGGTGCTAATTGAGCGCATCTTCGGCAATCCGAAGACTACGATACTTGGGCTGATTATCATCGGCCTTTGTTTTGTTCTGGTGTTTTACGAGAAAGCAACGCTCACAGAGTTGAGTGCTTTTATGATGGGTGCGTTCGCCCTACTATTTCTTAAAGACCCGAAAGATGGCGAAGCAACAGGCGATAAGCCAAAGGATAAGTAAGAGCAAGAAGCGAGGCAAGCATTCCAAGAGTGCAAGCAGCAACAAGGCGAGTAAGAACTACTCCAAGCCCTACAAGTCGCAGGGTCGGTCGTAGCAAATCTGCATGAATTTTGACGAAATCTTCATGCAAAGTCAAATGCGCATAAAGTGTAAAATGCCCAAATCTTGATATTAAAAACGTGACAAAGAACTTTACCCTCGCAGAACTGACCGCTACCAAAACAGGGCTTCCTAACGCTTTACCCAAGCACCTTGAGGGAAACCTCCGTAGCCTTGCAGAAAAGGTCTTACAACCTGCGAGAGATGCGTTGGGTGCGCTCAAAGTAACGAGTGCATACCGCAGCCCTGCGGTCAACGCCAAAGTAGGGGGAGCAAAGACTTCGCAGCATACGCAAGGGCAAGCCGCAGACCTAAAGTTTGATGGTGGCAACGATGTGTTGTTTCATTGGATTAAGGACAATTTAGATTTTGACCAACTGATTTGGGAATTCGGCTCTGATAGTGCGCCATCGTGGGTTCACGTTAGTTACTCAAATACCAAGAACCGCAAACAAATCCTAAAAGCAGTCAAGCACAATGGCAAAACCAAATACCTCCTCTTTTGATGAATGGATCAACTCCCTCGAAACTAAACCCCAACCGACTTGTAATGTGGACAATCCTGCTGACTGCGACTCTTGCGGTAGTTAGCAGTTGCGCTACTGTGAAACCCGTCCTTCAGAGTGTAGTTGTAAGGGACACGGTGATTGTCACGCAGACAAAGTACCTAACCGACACGCTCGAACTTTACAAGGACACGACAATTTACCAAGACAAGGTTCGGCTGCAGCTCCAATACATAGACCGAAAGGTACTCGTTGAAGCAACCTGCTTGCCCGATACCATCCGAGTTACCCAGACCAAGATTCTAACAAAGGAGAAGAAGCAAAGAGGATGGACTCTCGAAGGTGGGCTAACAATGCTTGCCCTTATTTTGGTAGGTGCATACATCGTGAAGCGTTGGGTGGATAAACTCACCGAGTAATTATACCCTTTAAGATACATTAGAGCCGTTTTAAGCGACTTTATATGCGAAATGGTATAGTTCTATACCTTGAGGTATTTGGATGCGTTAGAACGCAACTTCCTTTCTTTTTCTTTGTTTAGTTTCTTTTTCTTTAAGTTGTTTGGTAAAGTTAAGAGTTGACTAACTACTAACTTGAGTTAAGTTATAAGTTGATTAATTAGTTAAGTTAAATAAGTTAACTATTCAACTTTGATAAAAAACAAAATAAAATTGACATACGCAAGTCTTTATGCTAATTTGTAATGATTCTAAATAATGAATGACCATATCTACATTTATTGGGATGATGTACCTTTGACCAATGACACCAAAGTACTACATCGGCAAGACGTTGAAGATAGAGGCGAAGGATGTTGTGATGGACTTTCAACCCGATAATTACAATCTGGGTACTGCTCTTACCTACCTAATGCGAGCAGGCAAGAAACCACACAACCCTATCTGCGATGACATCCGCAAGGCTATCGCTCACCTACAATTTGAACTTGAACGACAGAATGAGCAGCAAACCATTAGCGCAACAAGCGAAGGAAGCCAAACAACAACAACAAAGTATGCAGTACTATACTAACCCTGCCAAACGCAGGAAGATAGACTTTATCTTGGAGGAGTGCGCTACGCTGATGGCTAACTGCGAATCAGATTACAACTCTCGCCAACAGGCGAAATACAAAGAACAAGAACTACTCGGTGAGATTGCCAAGATAGACCTGCACTTCGCCATCCAATGCGGCTATCTGATACCAGACAACTGACCTACAAGGTCGTAGTCGGAAAGGTTCCAAGCCTCAACGCCTTCTACGCTTCCAAGCATTGGACAGTCCGAGCAAAGGCAAAGACCAAACATTGTCAAGAGGTCATGCTGCAACTAGCAGCGTATGACCTTCAACAAATCACGGATGTACAAATCCTCTGCAAGGTGAACTACCGATACGATATTGACAATGCAATAATGGCGGTGAAGTTTGCTCTGGATGCATTCAAGACTTGGGGTGGCGTGAAGGATGACTCACGCACCTATGTTCAGTCGTTAAAGATGGTTCATGACAAATCAATTCCAAAAGACACGGCAGAAATAACCTTTACGGGTTTGGTGGTAACAGAATAAGTTGTATCTTTGTCTAGAACTTAAACCAATCAGTTATGACTTTATCCTTTTCTTCAGACGTTTACACCGAAATGGTGCAAGTGCAACAAGCACAAATCCAAGCACTCCAAAACAAGGTAGCAGAGCTTCAAGCTCGTATTGATGTATTGGAGCAGCAATCAATTCTATTTATCTAAAACCAATCTATTATGTCTAAAATTATTTCAATCACCCCAACAGGGCAATGGCAAGACCTCTTTAAGTTAGAGGTACGCTTCGACAATGGCGATTTCGGTACTGCCTTTGCCAAATCACAGACTCCTCCCTATGCCGTAGGCGATGAGGTAGAGTACACCAAGAACGAGAAAGGCACGGTGAAAATTCAACGCCCGAATCCTTATGGTGGGTCAACAGGTGGAGGGTACACACCATCTGCGCCTAAAAATGATGATACGCGCTCACTTTCAATCATCCGACAGGTTGCTTTGAAGGCTGCGGTTGAGTACGCTTGTGCTGCGCAGCACGATGTGAACACCATCCTTGCCAACGCAGAGACCTTTAACGCTTGGATGACAGGACAGAGTGCTGCTGCTGCCTCACACACCGAGCATTTCGCAAATCGCAACGACCCTTTCTGATTGGTTTTATATTAGGTCGTTGTGTGAAGCCCCTCTACGGAGGGGTTTTTTTATGTCAATTATTTTTTGTTATATTTGTGAACCAATCAGAAACAATGATACACCCAGACTTACTACCCAACGAGTCCTCGTTACCATACCTCCAGAGAGCCTTAAAGGGCAAGTACTACGACACAGGCAAGCTCGGTGTCTATGAGATAGACCAATACCTACGCCTTAAAGATGGGGAGTTTGTGGTGGTGGTAGGCCACGCTAACGTGGGCAAGACCCACACGCTGCTTTACCTTATGCTTTTGCAGTCGTACAACTTCGGCAAGAAGTGGCTGATATACTCCGCAGAGAACGAAGTGCCAAGTCTTAAAAGAAAGCTCATAGAGTTCTTGGTCTGTAAACCGATACAAGGAATTGATGAGGGGATGATGTACCGCAAGCTAGACTTCATCAACGAGTACTTCCAATTTATAGACAGCAACAGGCTATTCACCGCCTTTGAACTTCTTGAGGTAATGGACTCCATCAAGAACGAATGGAACTACACAGGTGCATTGATAGACCCATACAACTCCCTATCTACGGATCAAAAGAAACTCGGCAAGACAGGGATGCACGAATACCATTATGAGGTAGCATCTGCGCTTCGGGTGTTTGCCCACCAGAACAACGTCACCACAATCGTAAACGCTCACCCTGTTACGGAAGCAATGCGCAAGACATTTTACAAAGGTCACAAGTACGAGGGGATGGCGATGCCTCCCAACACATCAGATATTGAAGGAGGCGGTAAGTGGGGCAACAGAAGCGACTGCGTGATTGTGATACACCGCTTTGCTGCTCACGAGCAAGATTGGATTTACACGCACATCCATGTTCGCAAGGTCAAGGAGATGGAGTCTGGAGGGCGCATCACGCCCCTTGAAACTCCCTTAATACTTCAGAGCGTATTAGGTAATGTTGGTTTTGTTATCAACGGGCGTAACTTGCTGCCAATAAAACTAGATGAAACACCACAGAGCGATGTACCCTTCTGATGACTCTCACGACCTTTATATAAGGGAGAAGCAGTTGATGCTTGCAGGTACTGCGATGTGGTTGGCAAAGCAAGCAGCAGACAAGGCAAACGGCAGAGAAGTACAGGATGACTTGCTTCACCATGTTATGTCTTGCCACTACGCAGACCTACTCTTGCAGCAGTTCATAGACTACCGCCAATTTACCGAAGGCAAGATGAACGAGATGTACTTGGCTAACTCCAAACTGCGAGTGGACTCCGAGCAAATGATTTACGAGATACAACGACTGCAAGGGATAATAGAGGATCAGTTATGAAGCAAATCCTATCACCTTTCCAGAAGTACGAATGCTTTGCGGTAGATGGCGTGGACTACCTAGTGGTTGACTACACTATCGTACAAGACAAAGATGACAATTTAGTGGAGTGGGCGAGTGAGATGAAGTTCAAAAGACTGAAAGACCACAAGCACTTCACTATGCCAATCACCAAAGTAATAACCAATCATAAAGAGGGCAGAGCAAAACTCTGCAAATGCAAATGAGACCATTTGAACTACGCCAACTAAAAGTATCTAAAGAGCAATACTTCGCCCGTCTGGGCTTTTCTGATAACGGAAGCCGTGCGCATAAAGAAAGCACCGCAAGAGCAGCATTCGTTTCAGCATTCAGAAACCACGCCACGCTCCATGAACTAGGTGAGGCCATAGACAAAGACCATAGCTCGGTAGCCTATGCCGTAAGGATGCACAAAGACCGTCTAATTTATGGTGATTATCAGCACTATTACAAGGTAGCCTGCTGCGTTCTTGAGGAGAACCCGATGGCTTGCATTGACAAGCCCGACTTTCAATCTTTGGAATTGGAACTAAATAAACTCAACGAGGTAGTAGCGGAGTTATCTAAATACAAAGAATTGTATCTAACTCTAAAACGAACATTTGATGAATTTTAACGTAGGCTTTTATCCCATCTATGGGCTTGTTGTAGGTGCTAATTGGTCAAAGACCGACTACCTTGAGGAGGATATTGTAATTCACACGGTTCAGTTTGCATTGTTTGTGATAATTGTAGAAATCACTTGGGACTCCTCGCAGTATTAGCAAAGCGACAGACGGATTGGATTCGGATGTGCAAGAGCTTCGGGGCGAGTGATGACCTTGCTCAAGAGCTTGTGCAGGAAATGTACGTTAGGTTGTACAAATACGTTGATGATGCGGAGAAAATAATGTACAATGAAACGGAGGTCAATACCTTCTTTGTGTACGTTACTCTGCGCAATATGTACGCCACCTTGATGCGCACAAGGTCAAGGTTTGAGTTCGTTGATGTGGACATCCTTGAGGACTTTATTTACGAGGAGGCAAACGAAGATGCAGAGGTGCAACTCATCCAACTTTACGACAGGGTATGGTCAACCCAAACTGACTGGCATTGGTACGACAAAAAGATTTTTGCGCTATACCACAACACCGATATGTCAATCCGCACGTTAGCGGATGAGACCAAGATTTCAGCACGTTCCATATTCAACACACTAAAAAATGCAAGAGAGCGAATCCAAGAAGACTGCCAAGACACCTACGAAGCGTACAAAGAAGCCAAGCGGCTTGGGTGATACCATCGAAACAATCACAAATGCGACAGGCATCAAGGCTGCGGTAGATTGGTTCAGCGAAGCCACAGGAGTTGACTGCGGTTGCGATGCCCGAAAGGAGAAACTGAACAAACTATTTCGTTACAGGAAACCAGAATGCTTGACCAAAGAAGAATACGAGTTTGTTGGCAAGATGCGAGGCAGGAACACCGTTACCGCCATTGAGCAGACGGAAGTGAATAGAATCTACAACCGAGTCTTTAAGGATTCGGTAAAGCCAACGAACTGCGGCTCATGCCTTCGTGGTAGGTTGCAGGAACTAGAGACACTATACAACGCTTATGGTCAGTAACGAGCGCAGGGTGTACTCCAATCAGATTGGGGACATTACTGCCAAGCGGTTTGTAGAGGCTTGCGAGGCTATCGGATATTCCTGTGAGAAGTCAGACCGCAACACCGACATCTACGATCACATTGACTACTTCGTTACACGGCTAAACGGAACAACATCCGTAGATGTAAAAGGGGGCAACCATCCCAATACCATCTGGGTGGAGTTCAAGAACGTAAAGGGTGACAATGGGTGGATGTACGGCAAAGCCGAGTACATCGCTTTTGATATGCCAGAGCTTGGAGGTTTTGTCATGGTGAGAACGCAGGAACTTGCACGGCTATGCGAGAAGATTGTAGAGCCTGTGTTTGTGACAAAGCAAGAAGCGACAAGAAAGTACTACCAAAGAGAAGGCAGGCAGGATGTCATCAGCAGATTAGAGCTGCAAGACATACAGAGGCTCGTTAGTTTCAAGGTACTAAACTACGCAGAGCCGCAAGGGTCAAAATGGTAGGGGGGCATTAGCCCTATTTTTTTTATTTATTTTTTCTTTGGGTGTTGATAATTCAAAAAGTTGTATTACATTTGGAGAACATTTAATACCAATCAGAATGAAACTACTACTTAAAAACATCGCCTACTTCTGCGCTCTTACGCTGACGTTTTGGGCATACCTATGGACTCTTGAACTTCTTGGGATATGATATTCACATACAACGACCTAAAGTTCTGGCTTGAAGATGCCGACCTACTACCGCAGTCCTATTGGGATGCCCTTGAGGACTACGACCCCGATGACAAGAACTCCGATGAGATTCTTGCCAAGTGGCTAGGCTACGTTCACGTTGCTGACTTCTACAACTATGAGATGCAAATCACCTACGTTGAGGAGACCTACAACGAGGATGGCTACACCAACACCACCGCTTATCCAAAGACTTGCATTTATGGCGAGACCCCAAAGCTTGCCGATGACATCTACATTAAGTGGATGAATTGGGCAACCCAAGTCGCATCAGAAGAATAATTAAAACCAATCAAAATGAAAACCCCAACACAAATGCTCCGTCACTACCCCGTGACTGATGGCACAACAAAAATCCACGAAAGCTCTATCAATCTTCTTCAAGAGATTGAGCGCAACCAACTTCTCTTGGCCTACTACGCAGGTCAACGCAACGAGTTGACTTTTGACCAATGGTACGATGCATCATTCCAAAATGAAGATTAATCACCTTGATTTGTTTAGTGGTATCGGTGGATTCCATTTAGGCTTTGAGAGAGCAGGATTTGAAATAACATCCTACTTCTCCGAGATAGACAAACACGCAGTCGCAGTTTACAAACATCAATTCCCAACCTCAACCTATGTCGGATCAGTTACCAATGTTCGAGGAGCAGACCTTCCAAGAATCAACCTTATCACCTTTGGAAGTCCTTGCCAAGATTTCTCATTGGCAGGAAACCGAAAGGGGATGGAAGGACAAAGAAGTTCTCTTGTCCTCGAAGCAATCCGTCTTATTAGCGAATGCCGACCAAGTGTATTTGTCTGGGAAAATGTTAAAGGAACATTCTCCTCAAATGATGGCGCAGACTTTTGGGCGATTATCCAAGCCTTTGCCAACATTGGGGGTTATAGACTTGAATGGCAACTGCTTAATACAAGTTGGTTTCTACCCCAAAATAGAGAGCGGATATACCTTGTCGGATATTCTACAACCACAGGAGGAGATTGGCGAGGAGTATTTCCTATCGGAGAAAATGACTCAAGAACTAATACAATCGAAGTAAAACAAATTGGAACCAGACTTGATTCTAATGGTGGGACTCAACCCTATCAGCAAGACAGAGTGTATGATGCTGATGGTATTGTTCCTGCCCTTAATCAAGGCAAGAGTGATTTAATTCTACGAGTAAAGTCAGCCACAAGTTCTGGCTACGAAGAAGCAACAAGCGGTGATACCATTTACACTTCTCGCACCCAGAGCGAAACTCGCAGAGGTCGTGTTGGCAAACAAAAAGCGCAGACACTTGAAACGAGCTGCAACCAAGCAGTAGTTCAACCCAATTATACCTACGAGAAGGTCAACGAAACAATACGCAGAAACAATTTCGTAGAGGGAGAAGTCAAAGCAATGGATTTGTATAACAAGACCCTTCGTGATGAATCACCTGCGCTAACAATGCCAGAACACAATGGAGTAAGTTTATTTGATGGCTACCGAATCAGAAGGCTAACCCCTATTGAATGCGAGAGACTGCAAGGCTTCCCCGATCAGCATACGGCCTATGGCAACTATGATGGAGAAGTCAAGCCTATGAGTAACTCTCAACGATACAAACAACTAGGCAATGCAGTAACGGTTAACGTGGTTGCAGCAGTCGCAAAAAAATGTTTACCTTTATTTAATTAACAAAACCAATCTTATGAAAATCATAGAACTTTTAGACGGAAGCACTTGGGATATGGACACAGTCCTTGAGAAGATGCAGGATGATGACTTTTACTACGGGGTACTTGGCAAGAACGCCTTGTCATCTTCGGCCTGCAAGCTGCTGCTGACATCACCCAAGACCTATCACTACGTTACCAAGTATGGCAGCGAGGACTCCGATGCTTTTGCAGTAGGTAGGCTCGTTCACCTTATGGCTCTTGAGCCGCACAAGGTAGCGGACTATGAGGTGATTGAGGTGCAGAGCAAAAACGCAAAGGCGTGGCAGGATGCGAAGGGCAAGCGTAACCTATGCACCCGTAAGGAGTACAACGAAGCGCAACGTATCTCTGATGCGCTCCTGCGCAATGAGAACGTGCTTGGCTTGATAACAGGCTGCGAGTTTGAAGTGCCAAAGATTGGCATGATTGGCGGCCTGCCTTTTAGGGCAAAGGCTGACATTTATGCAGATGGGTTCTTGGCTGATCTTAAAACAACAACCGACCTACGAGCATTCCCTTACTCTGCAAAGAAGTACGGCTACGATGTTCAAGCGTTCATCTACACCCGACTTTTTGGAGTGCCGATTGACAAGTTCTTTTTTATCGCTATTGACAAGGCAAGCCTTGATATAGGCATCTACTCTGTAAGCCCAGAGTTCGTGGCAGAGGGAGAACGCAAGACCCTTGAGGCAATAGAATTATACAAGCAGTTCTTTATCTTGGGTGAGGACTTGGACTCGTACACAATAGTTGGTACGTTATGACCGACATCACTAAATGCACAGGAGAGGGCTGCGCCCTCAAAGAAACCTGCTACCGCTTCACCGCAAGCACAGGAATGTATCAGTCCTTCTTTTTTGAAGTACCAATAAAGAACGGCAAATGCGAATACTATTGGGATATTAACCTTTAACACCATATCGTTGAACCCAACAAAATGGTCACAAACCTTTAACACCAAAGAATAATGCAAGACCAATTTATGAGGATAGCGATGGCAAGGCTCCGTAGCACCTACCCCTTCAAGCCCCAACGCAGAGCAGTAGCTGCTAGGATGTGGGTAAAGTATTTAGACCGCAAAGCGATGAAGCAATGGTACAAAGATCAAGAGGCTAATTTATGATTAGACCCTTTGTGCTTGCCTTCCACAAGCAGAACTCTGGAGTCTCTCACCACAGGGTATTTGCACCCTTGATATGCCACAAGGATGTAGATGTCTTTTTCATTGAAAAGATTACCGACATAGACCCTGAAACGTGGGCAAAGGTCACCCACATCTTTACCTCAAGGGTGTTCCCTGTCGAGCCGTTTGATGACTTCATAAAGCTCGTACGTCACGCAGGCATAAAGCTAATCGTTGACAACGATGATTGGTGGGTACTGCCCCCCACGCATCCCTTGCTTGGGTTGTACTCGGAGCAGATGAAGATGCGAATTATTCGCTCTATGAAAGCAGCAGATGAGGTATGGGTGACCAACAAGCACCTTGCCTCAAAGGTCAAGAAGTACAATACCAACATCCGAATCATCCCCAATGCCATCAGCGTTCCAACGTGGCAGGTAGAGCGTAAGCCAAGCGATGAAGTACGCTTTGGTTATATAGGGGGCAACCACCACGCAATAGACGTAAGGGAGTCAACCATCAACCTTGAGGGGTACGAATCTTATGTTGCGGATGTTGATGGGTACGCAGAGATAATGCGAGCAGCATACAAACTCCCAACGATGCCACCAACACACTACCACAAGCTCTACGAGTTCTTTGACGTGAGCCTTGTACCGCTTACGACATCCGAGTTTGCCAAGTGCAAGTCGCACCTAAAGATGCTTGAGGCAGGGTTCAGCAAGTGCGCTCTGATAGTGAGCAACACGCAACCCTATTCACCCTACATCACGAAGGACAACTGCATTGCCATCAAACACCCAAGTGAATGGGCAGGAGCAATCAAGAGGCTAAAAGAAAATCCTAACCAAGTGGCTGACCTAACGGAATCGTTATATGAGTATGTGCAAGATTTTACTATGGATAAGGTAAACGAATTGCGATGCTTTATATAGTCACGCCCTGCTCACGCCCTCAAAACCTTGTAAGGCTAAAACAACACATCCCACCCTATGCAACGTGGGTTGTAATGATGGATGCCTCCACCAATTACAAGGGAGCAACAAGCGCATCAATCACACACTACTCAAGCCGCACGGGTAACGCAGGACACCCCCTACGCAACGAGTTCCTTGAGTTGTATGCTGATTCCTTTACCAAAGAGGATTGGGTTTATTATCTGGATGATGACAATGTACTGCACCCAAAGTTTATTGAGGAGTGGAGCAACCTGCATAGTCTTGACTGCTCTATTGTGACGTGGGGACAGGTGGGAAGGCTACGCCCTACCGACCAACCAAGAGTCGGCAACATAGATACCGCCTGCTATATGTTCAAACCCTACGACCTGCCCAACCTACGCTTTGAGATGGCCTACGATGCAGATGGCACCTTTGCTCAAGCAGCATCCGAGCAAGGAACACTTATCTGCGTAGAGCAGTACCTTTGCTACTACAACGCCCTAAAATGAAAACGAGTAAACAAATAGACGGGTGGTTCAACCACCAAGCAGCATACGATTACCTACTTGCCAATATGCCCGTAGACGGCACGTTCGTAGAGTTGGGTGCGTGGCTCGGTAAGTCATCGGCTTACCTATGCGACACCGCAACATCCCAAGAAATCACAATCGTTGACACTTGGAAGGGTTCGCCAAACGAACTCACGACCACACATAAACTTGCAACGGAACAGAATATCTACAATCTCTTTGTGGAGAATATGGGAGACCGCAAGTACAAAGCCATCAAAGCAACATCCAAATCAGCATCAAAGAAGTTTAAGGCAGAATCTTTAGACGTGGTATTCATAGACCTTGACCATTCATACGAAGCGGTAAAGGAAGACATCAAGCTCTGGTTGCCCAAAGTAAAGAAGGGAGGCTTTATCGCAGGAGATGACTACCATGAACATTGGAAGGGAGTAATCCAAGCGGTAGATGAACTGCTGCCTCACGCCACGTTCATAGATGATTGTTGGATTTACCAAAAGTGAAGAACCACACGAAGGTCTACCTAAAAGGGATGGGCTTCTCAACAACTGACTTTATCCCCTGCGAGGTATGTCAAGGCCAAGCCGTAGACATCCACCACATAGAGTCCAGAGGAATGGGTGGAAGCAAACTAGCAGACACCATAGAAAATCTGATGGCTCTATGCAGACCCTGCCACGTCACATACGGTGACATCAAGGAATGGAAGGAACGACTTCAAACAACACACAACCACCACCTATCAAAAAGAGTTATTTAGTTATGCAAAGAGCAGCAATCGGTACAATACTACCAAACCCGAGTAATCCCAGAATAATAAAGGATGACAAGTTCAAGAAGCTTGTAAAGTCCATACAGGAGTTCCCACAGATGCTTGAGCTACGACCAATCGTAGTAGATGGCAATATGGTAGTGCTTGGAGGGAATATGCGCCTTAAAGCCTGCATAGCAGCAGGGTTGAAGGAAGTACCCATCATCGTTGCCGATCAACTGACCGATGCGCAGAAGGGTGAGTTCATCATTAAGGACAACGTAGGCTTCGGAGAATGGGATTGGGACTTGCTTGCCAACGAGTGGGATGTAGAGACATTGCAAGATTGGGGACTTGAGCTTCCCTTTGACAATACCCCTGTGCTTGAAGCGGAGGAGGATGACTACGAAGCACCATCCGAAATAAACACAGACGTAGTATTAGGGGACTTAATAGAGATAGGAAACCACCGTCTGCTATGTGGGGACTCTACCGATAGTGATGCAGTCGCAAGGCTGATGGATGGGCAGAAGGCTGATATGGTATTCACAAGCCCCCCGTATAATGCAAATACAAAAGCAGGGCAAGGCGACATCTTTAATAAAAAGAAAAGCGTTAAGCTATATTCAGATGGCTACTCTGATAATCTTGAAAGTTCTGATTATGTAAATTTCGCATCTTCAGTTCTTAATAATTGTTTTTTGTTTACTGATGGTCACATTTTTTGGAATGTCAGCTACAATGCAAATAGCAGATTCGAGTACATTCAGCAAATTCAAAATCATCTTCAGTATCTGATTGAGCAGATTTGTTGGAAGAAATCATCTACCATCCCATTCAAAGGCTCTCTGATGCGTGATTGGGAACCTATCTATGTATTCTCTACGAATGGCAATATGCTTGGATTAGATTCAGTTCATAGCAATCATTGGGAGGTAAACAATACAAACTCACAACAAGACAATCACAAGGCTTGCTTCCCTGTTGAATTGCCAAGTAGAGCAATCAGATTGAATGATTCATACAAGGTAATCTTTGAGCCTTTCACAGGAAGCGGCTCTACAATGGTAGCAGCCCAACAACTCAACCGCAAGTGCTATGGTATGGAACTTGACCCGAAGTATTGCCAAGTCATAATAGACCGAATGCACAAGCTCGACCCATCCCTTGAAATCAAAATAAACGGCAAGCCTTATGACAAGTAGTGACATCCATAAAAAGGCAATGCTTGATGCGTTGGAGAAATCGTTAGGGGTTGTGACCTC